CTACCGTCTCTAGCTTCGTTAAGCCCGGTTACATCACGTATCATTTGTAAATAGTATTGATACGTTTGTGTGAGTGCCTGGATTTTAGCCATACCAGAAGACGTTTGTAACTCCTGAATAGGTACTTTACCCCTGTTAGGATCACCATCTTGTGTTAAACTTCTACCTACAATACTACCAGTTTGGAAATACATGTTTAAGGCTTCTTGCGGATTATAGTTTGTGCCATTACCAAGATCTACTTCTGCTAAACCATCTACATCTACAAATACACCATCAGGTACCATACGTGCTAGTACTTGTTGTATTTTTAAATGTGTAAGCTGTATCATATCAGCAAAACTAATACATCTACTTACTAAACTATCTATACGACCTTTATATATTCTTGGAGCTGTAATGCTATAGTTCATTTGAACTTTAGTTTGATCACTATAAGGACGTGTCATGTTCTCAGCTAACTCCCACTTTAACATTTTTTCGTAGCCAAGTATTTTAGCTCCGCTATATAAAACCTCTATTGCTCGATGTACCTTGTTATAGTTTTCAGCATTTTCAGGTGGATTAAAAGAATCATCTTTTTCTAAAGCTTTTTCAAGCCCTTGATCTGTTTCTTTTATTTTAAATACTTGGTTGTTATAAGTTTTATATTCAAAAAATAAAACTTGGACCTGGTTGTATTGATCATCTTGACCATAGTAATTACGCGTATAATTAGAATTACCAGGATATTTTTGTATTTCTTCTAATTCTGAATCTGTTAAATAAGGGAAAAGCTTTTTAACCTCTTGTAGACTCATTGATTTCATTTCACCTACATAATAAATATCCTCAAAGTTAGGATCTTCTGTATATGAATAAACTAAATTAGCAGGATCTACATAATCAACAGTAATACCATTAGCTAAATTAAAGTTAGTTTTTGTAGCGCCAATACCTAAAACAACTAGATCATACGCTATTCTTTTTTTAACTTCTTCATATTTATTATAATCAAAAACATTTTCAATAAGCTCTTCTTCAGCTATTTCTATAGCTTGCTTATATGATAACTGCATGTGAAGCTCTAATTCTTCTTTACTTTTTGGCAATTGGTTTTGTGGTACATTAGTTCTTTTAACGTCAATACCTAAATTTTGTTTTGCTTGTTCTATTAATTGTTGCGCAAAAGCGTCTTCAACTAGTCCGGTAGCGTGTTCTGTTCTTTCTTTTACAGCATAAGGATCTGAAGCAAATGACTTTATTTTATAACCTTTATCAGTCATACCATTTACTACAATATCTACAAACTTAGATAATACAGCTACTGGTTTCCAGTCTAGATTTAAGTAGGATAAATCACCATTAATAGACAGCTCATCTTTATATTTAGCAACTGACTGCTCGCCTCTAGCGTATAGTCTAAGTCTGTGAAAGTCTTGCCAACTATTACCAAAACGACCACCAGCTCCTAAACCTTTGTCACCTCTAAACCATTCGTTTTCAATAGCTCTACCTACGGCTAAGCCGTAATCATAAGTATTTTTCTCTGCGTCTGGTACTACCTGACTTGGAAAAGAACTATTAACATTAGTATAAACCATTTATTTTATTATTTTTGAAGAATAACCTGTGTTATCGTATTTTGTAAAATTAATACTAACTGGCTCTTTTTTTATTTCAGCCACTGGTGAGTATTTGTTTTTGTTGCAAGCCATTATAGCTAAACCAGAACTTATCGTTGCGTCAAACTTCGTTCTATTGTTTATGTTAAACTTAGCCCAGTCTTCAAGCGTGCGTTGAAAATACATTTGACCATACTCAGTTTCTTTTAAACCTACGTAATCTTCTATATAAGATTCTATAGCAGCGGCGTGCGCTTGTTTAATGTCCTCGCTAGAGTTAGGTATACCACCTATTTCTCTTTCCGCAACTGAAAGCTTATTAAATGTTTTGTCAGGTCTATTTATAGAGAAGTTTCTATAACCTCTTCTTTTTAAATAATACAATAGCCTTGGCTTGTTATTCTCTGCTAGTATGGGCATACCATAAAAATGTAAAGCCATAAGCACATCTTCAAAGAATATTTCAGCTGTTGGAGGTCTTGATATATATTCTAAAAAGAACATATTAAAAGGAGCTTCTTCCATGCTGAACTTTGTAAGCCCGTGCAAGGATCCTTTAGAACCTTTATTATCTACTGTACCTGATATATCGTATGAGTCACAACCGAAAGCACCAACATGCTCATTACCTGGGTGTTTAACTCCATTTTTTATTATTACACGATTTTGTAATATTGCAGGTGGAATCCAAGATACTAAAAACCTACCATTATTTTCTGGTATAAAATTAACTGTTGTATCTTTTACCCCTCCAGTCCACTGGAAATTACCTTGCGTTACTAAGGTTTTATTTCTCATGTCTTCGTTATAATCTATTTGCTCGTATATCCTAGTTAGATTAAATAAAGATAACTTAGCTTCATCTCTAAACGCGTGTTTCTCTGTACGTGGAAACTGGCGGTAGTATTCGTTTAAGCTGTCCTGGTCGTTTTTAAGACCATCTACTTCATTTTCCCAGTGTTCGATAACACCTGTTGTGATAAGATCTCCTTGCGGATCTCTAACGGCGTCTTTTGGTTTGTCGAATACAGGTACGCCATAAGCATCAATGAATCCTTCGTAGTTCCATTCCATAGGTATGAACAAACTATATAGTCCTGAGCTAGTCTGGCCGTTGCGGTTTCTTTGCGTAACATCTGAAGCATAATAAAGTTTTTTAAAGTTTCCTCCTCCTTTTTCTATAGCGTTACTAGTTGAACCCATCATACATTTACCAACGATCTTACTACCAAGTCTCATTGTGGTTTTTGTAACCCTCCAGTTGTTTAATATATTATCTGGTCTTTCCCATTTACCTGATTCATCGTGTACTAACAGTTTTAGTTTTTCACCATCATAACTGTTATCACCTGTATTTTTCCAGTCAATAGTCGTGTCAAGACCTTCTATTTCTTCTGACGCAATACCCTCATCTAGCTTTCTACGTGTTAGTTTTGATGCTGGTACTCTATAAGCTAATTCTGTTTTTGGACGATCCATACCGTCTTGTATAGGACGGAAAAAGAAAGGATAGTTAATTGATATTGGTACTACCTTGTCGGTAAACATTTTTTTAGCATCAGACCCTGATTTTGATAATATACCGAATCTCGAGTCTGAGCTAATTGTTGCTTGGTTAACTGTGTCTGCTGAAGCCATGAAGGAGAAACCAGACCGTCTATTTTTGAGGTAGCACATCCCGTAACATCTTTGGTCTGCTTTGCAAGCTTCCCAGAAAATGTAGAATAATCTATTTGATTCCCTATAGTCTGCTGCCCCAACGTCAATCTTACTCCACTGCAAGAACATATAGTGAGAACCAGTAATGTAAGTAGCCAAACCTTTATTATAGAACCAATATCCTTGTTCGCGTCTTTTAAATTCTTCATCTATATAATCGTACCATTCTTCTTTAAAACTATTAGGATAACGCTGCCAATCAAAAACACTTTTAATTTTAGACAATGTTTTTGGATATTCTGCCTTAGTCCATTTTTGTTCTTCTATTTTTTTAGAAATAATAAAAACGTTTTCAGGTTGTTTTGGTAAAGCTATTTTAAGATTTTGTATTTCAATTATCTCACCTATAGTTCCGTCTTTGCTTATAATTATAATATCATGCTCGACATCATAACCGTATTTCCATTTATTATACCTATTGTTTCTTTTTAAAACTTTAGGTTTTATATGGTCTTGTATTGTTTTAACTAAATACTGCTCGTACATTATCTTGATCTACCTTCCGCAAAACCTTTGAAACTCTTTTCTTTAGTTTCTTTAGCATCACCGTCAAGCATTGATTTTTCTTCTTCTATTCTAGCGAGTATCTCAAAAGCATCGAATATAGCTAGCTTTTTTGTAGCAGCCGCGTTCTTAAGTCTATCAGCAGATATATCATCATCTGAATCAACTATAGGTTCTTTAGCTACCTTTATCAACTCCTCAACTGCTCTTTGCCCAGCTTGGATTATATTCTTCCTCGTTTCCTTTGAACTCATACTTAACTAAAATATCATTTGATTGCATACAGTATAGTCTTTGTTTGTTAACAACAAACTCAAACTCTCTATTAGATTTAAACCCAACAAGATCACCTTCGTTTATACCTAAAGTTTTTAAGGTTTTATTACCTATCTTTACTATACCTTTATTTTTCACTTCAACTTCTTGTGACCAGTCGTCTGTGTTTTTTATTGGCATTATAAAACAATGTTCACCTAAAGGTTTCCACTGGTATATATTTTTGTAAAGATATATTTGATCTAATTGGCATAGGTATTTATTATCGTTTAGCGTTTTACTACTATCAACCTCTTTACCTTTTTGGTTATAATATCTTCTAAATACGTTGTGATGTATTATAACCTCGTCACCTTCTTCTATTGGTGTTGAATAAGCCGATGGTGTAGAAATAACTATAGCTTTTCTACTTATTAACTTAAAGTTTTCTATACTAGAATTAACTATAAGTTTATTACCATTTATATCAACTTCATTGTCATACCTACTTTCAACAGGCGTGACTATAAAATCAAAAACACTTCTCATTAATATTCTAAATCATATTCAACAGATACCGCCATGTTAGAATTAAACTTCTTCCATGGCAATACCTCGTTGTTTTTCTTTATAAATATGTTATAAGAAGCATCTTTATCTTCAAACAAAATATGCGATATCTCGTGTCCGCCATATACTTGCTGGCCAACAGCATAATGCATCGCATCGTTTTTGTAATCAGAACCAATACTGATTTTTCTTATAACAGCACTCATTAGTCTTCTGACTTAACTACAGCTAGTTCACCTTCGTCTTCTTCTTTTTCGATTTCAGTGTACGTACCATCTTCTAAATTAATATTAATAGCTCCGTATGTTTCTTCTAGTTGTTTTTTAGTATCTTCGATACCTTCGTTAATGCCAGCGATCTTATGAAGCAGTGAATGTTTGTTTGCTTCTAACTGACCGATCTGATTTACAATGGTACTTAATTGTGATTGTTGTTCTTTAATAGTTTTAAGCTCTTCAGCTGTAATTGAATTTGACATTTAATTTAATTTAAGTTATTTAACTTTACTTATTATTACTTATTTTTTTACCTTTTTCCCACGTACGACCCACAAAATAAGCGCCATACACAGTTATTAATAACGACTGGAATATAGGTATATAATCCTCTGCTATTGAAAACTCTCCTATGTTACCATCAAAAAATGCTAATACAGAAAATATAAAGGTAAGGTATATAAGAACCATTGGCCTTATATTTTTAGACAAGAAGGAATCGGACTTCATATCCGACTCCCATCTCGCTGTTACTTGATCTTGAGCATCTTTATCAGCTTGCTCTAGCAACTCTTCAATTTTTAGTTTAGCCGCAAGCCTTTCTTCATCTGTAGTTGTTAAGTTATCTATAACTTTACCAACATCTTTAATGAGACCTCCAGTTATTAATTGAATAAGCTTTTTCATTAATTGCTAACTTCTATTTACGATAACCTTGGTATGTTCCTCTCTCAGCATCTCTTAGTGATGGAAAAGTTTTAGGTTTTCTCTTAGCCATTTCTTTTTGTTGTTTTTGATAAACCCTAGTCGTACTAGTTGACTCAGATCCATCTATTGGTAATCCTTTGCCATAAGGAGACTTATTTGTATCAAGATGTCCTGCGTATGGAGTGCTCACTCC